GCGTTCAGGAAGGCTATCTGTCAAATGCTGATGTGTATGCAATCGTAAGTTTTCTTGCTAGGAAAGCTGCATCCATACCTTGGTATGTGTACAAATTAAATGATACTGAGAAGGGGCGAACTAGCCTATTAAAATATAAGCAATTATCTAAGGGTATTGCTAGTCAAGGTGCTTATGAGAGGGCATTGCTAGAAAGAAAGAATGCATATAGTGAGAATGTGGTTATGGGTAGTCCATTGGCTAGGTTGTTGGAGAATCCAAACCCAGGTCAATCACAGGATCAGTTCCTAGAGAATTTGTATGGTTACAGGTTTTTGAGTGGTGAGGGAAATATTTGGGGTAATGATGGTGCAACTGTTGGTGGGAAGATATTAGAGATGTTTGTATTGCCTACTCAGTTCTTGGATATATATCCTGACCCAAAAGATTTGTATGGCATTAGTGGATATAAATTAATGGTTCAAAATGGTATTGATATACCTAAAGAACAAGTTTGTGCTTGGAAATCGTGGAATCCAGACTTTAATGCAACAACTAGATCACACTTACGAGGTGTAAGTCCATTGAGAGCTGCATATAAGACACTCCGCATGAGCAATAATGCTGCGGATGCAAGTGCGATGATGGCTGCTAATGGAGGTGCTAAAGGTGCAATAACGCCAAAGCCACTTGGCAACATTGTTCCTAGCTTTACGCTAGAGCAAGCTAATATAATTAAGAGAGCGGTTAACGAAGATATTAATACAGTAGACAATAAAGGAAAAGTTGCTGTGTTGCAGACACCTTGGGATTATTTGAACTTTGGATTGTCTAGTGTAGATATGGAATTGGTAAAGACATTGCAATTATCAATGCACCAATGGTGTAGGGTATTTGGATTGCCTGCTGTATTGTTTGATGTAGATACATCAAGTTATAATAATTATCAAAACGCAATGCGTGATTTGATAACAAACACAATCGTTCCTATGGCTTGTAGCTTGAGGGATGAATTGAACAAATGGCTTGTTCCAAGATTTGGCGAAGATGTTTATATTGATTTTGATATAACAGCATTGCCGGAGATGCAGCAAGATATGGAGAGAATGGTTAGGAGTCTAAGAGATGCTAATTGGCTTACCTTTGATGAGAAAAGAGTTGCAATGAATTACAGTGAAAGAGGTGGTGCTTATGAGCATTCTTATGTAAATGGTGGATTAGTTCAATTAAATCAAGTTGGAATGGATTTAACAGTACCTGATGGAGAAGATAACAGCAACAATAACGGACGAGAAGATATGGTTAATGGTGATGACTCGATTTCCCAAGATGGAGTCGGAGAGGAGATGCCTAACTGAGAAACGGATGAGATGGGACGTGAGAATGTGTTATAAAAAAAGACTAGAAAATGAACGCGAAGCAGCGAAGGGAATATTGGATCAAGGTGGAGAGGCTACGGCTGCAATTGGATAATAAATATAGTTCTTTGTTTGAGGGTGAGATAAGAAAGGATTTGAGATTATTTGCTAGAGATGTAGAGAAGTTTGGGCCACAAGCAGCAAGAAGTTTAATGGGTGCTTATGCTTGGAGTGAGGGTATGATGAAGATAATGGAGGCTTTGTATAAAGAAGCTGCCGTTATTTTTGGTAATGCATCATTTAGGGTTCTTAGAATAGATAGTCAAAAAGCTGCTAATCCATTTGGGTTAAATGATGATTGGATAATTAACGTAATTAATTTCTTATCATTATATGGATTTACTTTGGTAGCAGAAATGACCAATACTACTAAGATGAGATTAAACGATATTGTATCGCAAGCAATTGATGAAGGAAAGACAAATAAGGAGATTGCTGATATAATAATGGAAGAAGGTGGATATAGTGCAATGAGAGCTAAAAGAATTACTAGGACAGAGGTGATGAGGGCGAGCAACTATGCTACAATGCAGGGTGCTTTAAGTCATAGATTTGAAGTAGATAAAGTTTGGATATCTAGGAAAGATTCTAGAACAAGAAGAATACCTAGAAATTCATACGATCACATTGATTTAGATGGAAAGCAAGTTGGATATAGTGAACCTTTCATATCTTTGGGAAAGAAAGGAGATACTGTTACTGCACAATTCCCAGGTGATCCTACAACACCTGCAGGATTTACTATAAACTGCAGATGTACTATTGGGTTTGTGCCTAGGAGAGATCAGTTTGGTAATTTAATATTAAAAAGATAAGTATGCCAGTAGAAAGTTGCGAAAATGGTAAATGGAGAATAGGTGATGGTGAATGTATTTATAGATCAGAAGAATCTGCTAATAGAGCTTATGTAGCTTATTTGGCTGAAGAAGAAGAAGATAAAAACAATAAAAGTATGATATACAATTATAAGTCATTTGATTTAGAAGTAAAAGATGTTGATGCTAAAGAAGGCATTGTAACAGGGTATTTTTCTGCATTTGGTAATCTAGATAGTGATGGTGATATTATGATGCCAGGAGCATTTAAGAGGTCAATCCAAGATTGGGGTGTTGATGGTAAGCAAAGAATTAAGCATTTACTAAACCATGACCCATCTAAGCCATTGGGTAAGTTGACAATGCTAAAAGAAGATGCTTATGGTCTTTACTACGAGAGTAAAGTAGGAAGCCACCAATTGGGTAAGGATTTTATCAAGATGGTGGAAAGTGGATTGATTGGAGAGCATTCAATTGGATTTAGAACACTTAGAGAGCAAAAAGCAAGTGCAGGTAACGAGATTCACGATGTAATGCTTTTTGAAGGTTCAAGTCTTACTGCTTGGGGTGCTAACGAAGCAACTCCATTGATGGGGATGAAGAATATGAAAACTGCACAAGAATTGCAAGATCAAATTAAATCTTTTGAAAAATTCATTAGGAATAGTGAAGTTTCAGATGAAACAATAGAACTTTGTATTATTAAGGTTAGACAATTAGCTCAAGCAATAGAACAAATGAGTAGCACTAAGGCAGCGGAAGAAGCACCTAAGCAGCAAAAAGATGACTCAATGCTAGAGAAGTCTTTGATAACAATTTTAGGTAAATTTTAAAAACAAAACAATGGAAAATTTGAAAGAGTTCGAGATTGCCCTCGAGAAAAAAATGGCAGAACAAAAAGCTGAAGTAGCTGTTGCTACTGAAAAAGCTGCAAAGGAATTTGCAAGCAAAGTTGAAGCTATCAACGAGCAAATGATTAAAGCAAACAAAACTGCTGAAGAAGCTGTTGCTGAAGTTAAAGAAGCTAAAGCATCTTTCGGAAGATTGCAAGCTAAAGAAAGCAAGAAAGTTGCTGCATCTTATGGTGAGCATATCAATGCTATCAAATCAGAAATCGGTGCAGGTATTGAGAAAGGTTGGTCTGACATCAAATCTGCTGTAAAAGGCAATGGTAAAGGTTTCAACTATGAGTTGGATCTTAAAGATGTAGGAATTATGACTCTTGCAGCTAACCTCACAGGTTCTGCTTATGTATCTTATGTTGACAATGGCTTCATGAGAGCTTTCGTTAACCCACATCTTCGTAGTGTGTTCAACATCATCCCTGTATCAACCGGTTCAGTATCTTTCCCTCGTGGAAACACTCCTGTTGGTGAAGGTTCTTTCGGTAAGCAAACAAATGAAATCACAGCTAAGCCACAAGTTGATTATGATGTAACTGTTGTAAATACAGCTCTATCATTCATCGCAGGTTACGCTAAAGTTTCTCGTGCTATGATTGATGATCTTCCATTCTTGCAGGCTTATTTGCAATCTTCTTTGATTGAAGATTTCCAAAGAGCTGAGAACAATTATTATCTTAATGCAATTGCATCTCTAGCTACACCTGGTGTATCTTCAGGAGCAAACACTGCTGAGAAAATGATTGATTACGTTGCACAGCTTGGTGCTGCTAACTGGAATGCTAACCTCGCATTGACTACTCACGCAGGTTGGGCAGCTATGTTGAAAACTAAGCCTTCAGATTATAGCATTCCTGGTGGAATGGTTATTGATACAAACGGAAACGTAAGAATCCTTGGAATACCAGTTATTCCACATTCTCAAGTTACCGCATCTAAGATGTATGTTCTTGATACCAACAAGTATGCAATTGCTCAACAATCTGGTCTTTCAGTTCGTTCAACTGAGTTTGATCAAGATGATTTCATCAAAAACCTTATCACCTTCCGTTGCGAAGCTCGTTGTGAACTTCTTCAGTTCCAACCTGGTGCTGCAATCTATGGTGCTATCTAAGGATAACAATATAATGGGAGGGGAGAAATCCTCTCCCTTATTTTTTATGGTGACAAAAATACTAACTACAAAGTCACGCACAGATAGGCTTATTACATCTTTAAAGTTATTGAGAGATGTGGATATTCATCCTACAGTATTTTATGCTATTGAGGATGATATTCCAAAAATAAGTTTTAATAAAAGCATGAAGCATTTAATGGATTCTTGTGATGAAACTCTATTATTATTTGAGGATGATGTAGAGCTAAAATCAATAAATCATTTTGAAGAAGCTATATCTCAACTCCCATCAGACTGGGAGCTTTGTTATTTAGGAGCTAATTTAGTTGATGGTGTAGAAAGATATAGCAATAACCTATTTAAGACTTTTGGAGCATGGACAACTCATGCTGTAATGTATAATAATCCTAAAAAATTGTGTGAACAATATAGTGATTATGATATTATGTTTGATGATTGGCTAAGGACTAATATACACCCCAATGGTAAAAGTTTTATAATATCTCCAATGATTGCTTGGCAGAAACCAAGCCAAAGTGATTTATGGAATCACTATGCTGACTATAATGATATTTTTAATGGATCTGCAAACAAATTACTATGAACATACTAGCAAGTTTTCACTTATACCCACCAAAACATAATTGCGGAGCTGAATGGATGGCTCATAATATATTCAAGCATTTAATATCCAAAGGGCATAATGTAAAAGTATTATTGCATCAAGCAAATAGATATCAAATTAAAAATTTGTATGAGTTTGAAGGAGTTGATGTATTTCCACCTTCTCAAAATATTATTGAAAATTTGATGAGGTGGTCAGACTGTGTAATAACACATTTAGATTATACAAGATGGCT